CGGCTGGTTATACTAACAATACGACTAGTCCAGTTCGACCACTAACCCCTGAGGTTAGTAATCTTGTTATTGCTAATAGTAGTAGCAATGGTGGTCGTAATGCCAATGAGATTAAGATTAAAAAGGCGGTGTTGAAGTATGTACTAACACCTTATCCTTATGATATCATTGCTAATCCATTTCCACAACCTTGCATGGTTCAAGTTTGGATATGGTCCCCTAAGCCTGTGTATAATTTACAGGCTCAGGCCTATAGTGTTTGTCAAAACAACTTTTTTGAGACCGGCGGTGGTTCCGCTGGCTTTAGTAACATATATTCTGATTTACTATTAGATCCTAATCAGGATGTTGTGACTGTGTATCGTAAGATTACACATAAGATTGGTGCTGCATTTTATACTGGAACTGGTAATACACCTAATAACCAGTTTTATTCAAATAATGATTATAAAATGAACGCCATTAAGACTTTGGATGTTACTAAGTATTATCCAAAGACAATTAAGTGGAATGATGCTACAACACTTCCAACTACCAGACAGCTATATGCTACGTTTAACTACATATTAGCTGATGGATCTGCATCTGGTTATATTGCAGCCGGTTTCGGGTGTACAATTAACATTACATATGAAGATTTTTAAATATAAAGAAAATTATTTTATTTATTTTTTATTTATTTTCCGCGAAGCGTTTAGGCTAACTATCGGAAAATGGCCCTCCACCCCGTAAGGGGGGGAGCGGGGAGGGGGGCAATTACACGACGAGCTTGCGAGGAGTCAACACACTGACGCGGAGCGTTACATTACTATTTTATGAATATGCCAGCGATCGGCACTTAGTTGCCCTTGATCTGGCTCTTCGTTACTAAAAATAAAAATATGTGGGCTGTTAAATACTTTTTGACCAGACTCATATTTACTATGGAAGATTAAGCCATTCTTTAAATCTTCCAATGCTTTGTAGCTTACATGATTACCGTTACTTCTAGGGACGTCAATCATAATTAGATTATGTTTGTCCATGTCAAATTGACTAACATGATACATAATATCTGCATACTTACCTTCTGACATAAATATGGCAGCATGGTTAACAACGCAGTATTTGACAAAAGATGACTTACCAGACCCACCTTTTGCCTCCCAGTACCAGTGTACTGTTCTTTCGTTTGGCTCACTTGTGATAATATCAATTATCTCTTTTTGCCAATAACGATCAGGTACTATTAGTTTAATAGGTTTTGGGTAACCAAAAGTTACTATATCAGTACCTTTGGAGCAATATTCTAAATTTTGCTTCTCACTACCTTTACAAGCTTCAAAATGAACTCTACCATTGAAGAGTTTATTGAATTCGGTAATTCGCATGCGTTTTTTTAAATGCATGAATCCTTGTAAGTGTGGAGTAAGGTGTTCACCTACTTCATGACCATAATAAAATTTAACACAAATTTTTTTTAGTGTTTCCTGAAATTGGGCCTCTAAGTCTAAATAATTATTAAACGTAAAGCAATAAAAAGTGGCCCTTGCTCTTTTTTCACTGCTGTTTGATTTTTTAGCTAATTTGTTACTGGCACAGGGGGAAACAGTATTACCTTCCCCCTGTGGCCCAGAGTGGCCCATTTCAAGCTCTTCGGTGAAATCGAAGTCAAAATTATTATCAAATAATTCCATAATTTTAAACAAATCTATCGTAAGTATTGATAGATTTATGTTAGTGTTTATAATTATTATAATTGTTACCTTTCTTACCTTAGATTTATTTTTTTATAGATGGCAAAAAAATATAAGTATACAAAAAGACCACGCCGTCCAAGACGTGCTGTGTCTGGATCTAAGAAGAGAAGTTCAATTAAGAAAATAGTTAACCAGGTTATCAGTCGTAAGGCTGAGAATAAAGAAGCGTATTTTAATTGGGGTACACACCCATTATATCCTTCTTCCGCGGCTGGTTATACTAACAATACGACTAGTCCAGTTCGACCACTAACCCCTGAGGTTAGTAATCTTGTTATTGCTAATAGTAGTAGCAATGGTGGTCGTAATGCCAATGAGATTAAGATTAA